GTTGTTTATAAGTAAAGGGAGACTCAGATGTGGCAACAGCGTTCATAGCACTAAGAGTTATTTGTGCAAAGCCTATATCAGTTGGTGCAGTCTTTAGTGCCATGAGGTTTCCTTACCCAAACGCTTGTTTCATCTGACCACCCCTACGACGATCATCTAGTATTTGCTTCTTAGTCATGTTAGCGATAGCTGGGGCTTGTTGTGCTATGATCTTCTTAACACTCTCGTCACCGTTAGCGGTAAAGTTAAAGTTCTGATGAATGATAACGTCACCAGAGCCACCCTCTGCCTGTACACCTAGCTTACCGTTCTTACCACGCTTGAGTGGCATAATAGCTTCTGGGCCAGCTTCACCCATTAGTCCTGTACGACTTCCCGCCATGGGGAATGTAGTGGGAGAGTTTACAACGCCACCAGAGGCAAAGGGCACGACTTGTCCGTTATAGAAAGCGCCACCCATAGCAAATTGTCCAGCATTTATAGTGGCCCCTGACCCTGAGTTCATAGGCACACCAGCAGACCCGCTAATAGCCCCAGTAATCATACCTGTGATCTGTTTTACAACATAAATCCGGTACAGTTCTTTAATGATATCGTTAGCCATGTTTCTAAACGCATCAGAGACTGACTTAGTACCGTCTACTATAGATGTAAGTGCATCTCCCATACTGTTAGCTATAGTATCAGCTACTTCCTTCTGTACCTCTCTCTGTTCTTCAAAGACTTTAGTTCTTCTCTCTTCTTCCGCTACAAGTGCAGATAGAGACCTTAGTTGACTTTCTTTAGCCTTAATGTCAGCGTCTTGGTTCTGGAACTGAAGTTGCATATAGACTTCTTGTTCTCTACGTGCATCACCCTCTAAGCCAAACAAAGCCTTACTTAACTCTATCTGTCTTTCCAGAGCCTTGATTGGGCCTTCCATAGTTGTTGGTTTTTTGCCTTTTGGTTCTGTTGGGGCTTTAGGTGGCTTGGCTTTAGCACCTGCAACTCTGCTTTGTCCATAGGCTTGATATGCTAAGAACATCTGATACTCTGCGTCTGACATAGTGACAAGACTAGCTGATATTTTTTCACTAACTTCTAATTGGCGCTTTTTCTCTTCTGTTATCTCTCTATTAGTTTCCAAGATGACTTGCAGTTTATCATACTGCTCCATGAAATCTAGTATTTGGTCTTCGTCTAAATCTTTTTCTTTAAGGGACAATTCAAAATTTTGTCTAGCTACAGCAGCTTTACTAAGGGCTATAATTTCTGCATCAGCCTCAGAGTGCATGATAGAGTTAGCTAAGTATAGTTGTTGGTCTAGCTTTCTTTGTATTTCAGATAGCGTGGCCTTCTTTTTATTTCTTATATCGTCTTGTTCTTTCTCATACTTAGAGTTAACTTCAAACAGGTTAGTTTCGGCAGCAATTTGTTCTTTAAGAGCCTTTGCCTTTTTAGAATCTCTTTCCTCTTGTCCCTTAGCTATCTGCTTACCCCAAGCCTCCATGATTCTTGCGTTGCGTACTAAAGCATCCTGTTCTCTCTTTTGGGTATCCTCTTGGTCCTTAGCTAACTTCTTTCTGTAGGCAGAAATTTCATCTTGTAAGCTAAGTTCCTCAATAATACGATCTATACGAGTAATCATAGCTTGAGACCCATGCCTTTCGTACTGTTCACGCAGGGCCAAAATTCGTATTACGGACTCTTCTGTAGTTGTACCTTTCTCAAAAAGGTGTAAAAACTCTTGCTTTGCAGCTTGAAATTTATTAATCTGTCCCTTCATGGACTCAAGGTTACTTTCAGCTTCTGGACTTTTAAACATATTTTTGTCCAGAACTTCTATACTCGTTTCAAGTTCTTTTATAGTCTGATTAATCTTAGCAACAATACCAGAACTATCTTCATCCCTAAATAGGTCAGATTTAAACTGGTCTAATATGCCAGCATCTCTAGTCAAGTAAGCCTCACCAGCAGCCCTTGCAGACTCTTGTGTTACATCCCTTAACTTTTTGAGGTAGTTGTCTGCACCCTCTGAAGCAGCAGCCCATGTACCAACAAGTTGAACCTCTAAAGTATCGTTTATAGAGGCAATATTGGAGTAAGCACTTTCTAGTTCGTCTAATGTAGTAGTGAGATCATCAGCACTGCTCTTAGACCTAGAGAACGCAGCACCTACAGCGGTAACAAGGGGAACAACAATACCAAGTACAGCACCTATACCAATCCAAGCAGGGTTCATCATGCCAAGTACACCAGTAAGTTGAGTTAACTGTTGACCAGCGGCTACCCAAGCATTAGTTCCTGACTGTACCTGTACGATGAAGTCACCAGTTTGATAGCCTAGCTGTTGCATAGCCATGCCATTAGCGTTCATCTTGTTCTTAGTTTGGTGAGCCTGTCTTGACAACATACCAAGGCTTGAGGTGGCACCAATAGATGATGTACTTAATTGATTTAAAGACCCAGAGTAGTTGTCTGTACTAGCAGCAGCCTTATTAGAAGCAGTGGCAGCTTGATAAACTGACGTAGAATAGTCATATACAGACTTCCTAGCCCTTATGCCCATGCCAGAGAGTTTTTGTAGTTCTGAAGCTGATTTCTTAACAGCCTTAGTGTACTGATCAGAAGTTATTCTGCCAGTAGCAACTTCTTTAGCCAGCTTAATTATACGCTTTTCTAAAGACCTTGACTTTGTAACGGCCTTGTCTAAACCTGTCGTATCGGTTACGAATTTAAGGTCGATTATATCAGCCATTATTTACCCTCATATAAACTCCGTCAAGCCTCTTAACCGCTTCTACTTCCCAAGCTGTCATAGGCGTGTCAGTTAGTTCTTTCCATGCTTTTATTTGTTCGTATGTTATCGGGTTAGGGCCACTAAAGCCACCAGTTCTTGAGTTGCTTAATGAAATAAAGGCAGACCAGATATGAGCCACAAGAGTTGGGAAGTCGGGTCCATCCAATTCTTTAAGTTCTAATCCTGTCTGCCTTTGTACTTGTTCCAAGTGTTCTCTCTCGGTGGTTCCAGATTCATCACGCTGATTAAGTTTGAAGTTAAATTCAGCAAACTCAACTAGGTCATCAATCAGCCCTTGGTAAAATCCAGTGAGTCAGCTACAGCCTCCTCAATCTGATCCTTGATCCAAAACACTTGTTCGTAAATCTCTTTGGCTGTGTCAGCAGAGTACTTAGGCTTCTTACCATCGTATGTGATATTCCAAGACTTAGTTGCCTTGACTAACACTTCTAGGGTAGCCTCTTCAATACTCTCAGCCGTAATATCGACCTTCTTCTTTCCTTGGGCTTGCTTAAGCCGTTTGTTAGTTTGATGATGCAGGATACCCTTGTACTCTTTAGAGTGGGGTGCATACATAGTAATTGTCATTTCTGACTTGTCATCGTTAGTCAGAGGTTCCAGTGTAGAGGGGTGTACGATAGTAACGTCCACAGTATCACTGGTAGGTGTTAAGTTCTTTAAGTCCATTGTCAGGTTCCTTGGGTCAGGGTTATGTCGGGTTAGTATATAAAATGGGGAGCATCAGACCCGACACCAATGCCCCCCGCCCTAGCTAGGGATTAGTTAAGTCGGAGTACGGACAATCTTAAGGTTGGTGTCCAGTGTTGTATCGTACAAAGCTGTAAAGCTAAGACTAATTACACGGCTAGTTGGGCCATCTACACCCACATCGGCAGAGTTGATCTTGACACGGGGAAAAGTAAATAAGTAAGAGTTAGGAGCACTCTCGGAGTCTGTAACCGACACTGAGATAGCTGATTCTGTCTCATTAAGGAAACGGTTAATCAGGGTAGCATCATCAAAGTATGCGGAGAATGAACCTGTTACTTCCGCACGACCAACTTCAAGTGCTGGGGTCTCATCAGAGCCAACAACAAAGGTAGGTGCAAACGAGTTAGATACGTTGAAGTCAATCTGAGTAATGATTGCAGAGGCTGCAAGGCCAGTTACATTGTCACCAATCTTTAATTCTCCTGAGTAAGCATCAAAAGGTTCGTTAGTGCTTGATGCCGTTTCGTGAGTAAACTCAGCGGCGGGAAGGCTCATGCCCTTGCCGACCATACCAAAGGTAGTAGTTACCATCTGGTTAGGTGCAATAGAGACGCCCATAGTGGAAACAGTCTGACCCGTAAACAAACGAGACTTGTCAATGTCAGCAGAGTAGTCTTCAATGGAGAAGAACTTAGGTGCTGTACCAACTACAAGTTCCCCCGCGTTCCCACTTTTACCAGTATCGGCCCAAGAATCAAGCATTACTGATTCAAGAAAGGGGTCGAAGTCTCCACCACGAAGGTCGGCTACAATGTCACCAGCAGATTGTTTGTTACCATGACGTTCATGGCGAGGCATACGGTCAGATTGAATGTCTGTGCCAGAAACCAAGTCTTTAGTTAAGTTAAGGCTGTGTGAGGTGAAGGGTAGGACAATTCCGGGATTGGAAACGTCAACAGTGGGGGTAGTTCCAAATGTGGATTCTACAACGTAGCGTAAGCTAGATCGTGAACCTTGTGCGAAGGTAGGCATGTGTTATTCTCCTAGTGAGCAAGGCTTACGCCTCTATTAATTGTATATGTACCAGCCGATATTAATCGGAATGTAGTACCAAGGTGTATCTAAGAAGCCTTGTTGTCTTTCGGCATAGTCTATTGATACGTTAAAGCTGTTTAGTGATACGTCTGTGGCAGCTTCAAAGTTTTCTATTACAGTGTTAGCGATACCATCAGCAACTCCGGGGCCATTACCCTCTGGACAATACACAGTTACTGAGTATAAACCTTTATATAGTTGAGAAGGGTTTAAGCCTCTTACAGCAGGTACACGTGTGACAGGAATATAGCTAGACTTAATGAAGCTAGTACCAGTTGTAGGGTCGTAGGGTACATTGTCGAAGGCTATTGGAGGTATGCCAGCTATGTTAGCTAACTTGCTTTCCAAAGCGGCTCTAATGTCTGAATGAATACTAGCCAAACTTTATCCTAACATTCTCAAAGACTTTATGGTCAGGTACATTATTTTCAACAGACCCGTTTTCTACTTCCCTTACGTGGGGAGACCTATTTCTAAGCACAAAGCCATCAATCTTATCTTTACCCAAGGCAGTTATATCGCTGTATAGTTGATCTAGGGCTATCATTTTGTGAGACTCTGGGTTAGGGGACCGCTTTTGAGCGTTTCTTGCACCTGATGACCTGCTACGTCCACCACCTTCACCACGGGCTTTGATGGAAAATGACTCTACATATGCACCAGAATAGACAGGAGAAATCATAACGGTGTAATCAGCTATTTGTTTAGCCTTAACCTTAAGACCCCTACTAACTGTACTATCTATCCTACCCCTAATGTCACTAAAGGTTTTCTGTATACTCATTATTCCCTCACATCACAGATGTAACATATTGCAATACCATTAGAGAAGATAGTAACAACAGAAAGAACATTAACTGTGTCTCCATTGCCTGTTATCTGATCCTCATCATCTGGCACTACAGCTAGGCTAGAAGCGGAAATAAGGCACTTACGAGTACCTCTGCGTATCTCATCAATGTTACCAGCTATACCATTATCATAGTTGTAGAAGTAACCAGTAAAAGAGTAGTTAGTAGTAGCTGATCCAGTGACAGTACCATTGGCAGGGTTATACGTGCCAGAGGTAGTCACCTTATTAAGTGTAAGGGGTTCACCAAACCTATTAACTAAGTTCAGCAAGTCATATGGTCTAAACGACATGTTAACCTACCTTAGTCATACGATGAGTTGTAGTCTTCACCATTATAGCTTGGTGGGTTCTTAAACCTGTCTCTGCGGAAAGAAGGCTTTATACGATCAGTATTCTCTCTCACAGCCTGTACGGAGGTCTTAGAGATACCACCAGCGTAGATGCCTATGTTACCACCAGCAGTCTTAGCTTGGTACTCTAAGGTGTCTGCCAGTGACATATACTGTTTAGCTAGGTCAGAGTAGTCAGCACTTAAAGCACCGTCTAAAGCTGTTGTTACCTGTCTTGAGTACTTAGAGGCAATAGTTCTAGCTGACCAACTAGCAGTATGATAAATAGAGTTACCGTTCTGGCCTAAACCAAAGGTTACTTCTTCATCTTGTAGCTGTTGGTCAGCAGTGTCAGTATCACCTACTAGGAGCCTAACAGAGTTAAGACGTTGGGCTGCATCTGCCGTTCCAAGATTTGTTGGGTCATATGTCCACCCCATCGTCTACTCCTGCTTTAGTCTTCTAATATACCGTCTCTTATTTCAAAGAACTTATCTTCGATCCATCTGTTGTTTCGAAGGTAACTTCTTAGTAGTGCGCGTTGTTTAGCATCTATCTTAGACTGCTTAACTTTCTTTTCGGTGTACTCTGTATTACTGTTAGTGTTAGCTTTTACTTCTGCGTTAAGAAGTCCTATCAGCTTGTCTAGTTGTGGGCCAGCTAGTTCACTTAGCCTATCTCCAACTTTAGCTTGTTTCTCTAATTCTCTATTGTGGTGGATAAAACCTTCAAGATATAACTGTGCGACAGGCTTTGATCCTATGCCACGATTTAACCAGTTATAGTGGTCTTGGGTTTCCCACTGTTTACCGTCTGAGGTAAATGGTCTCTTTACGAAAACAGGCCAGTCTATCTGCCAGCCAAGGTATGAAGGGTGCATTGTCGGGGTATCCTATATAGTGTAAGGCAGGGGACACCTAAGCCCCCCACCAAGGTACATTTACTGTACGATGTCTTTAAAGAAGTAGCCCAAGTCTGCGCCAACAACTTTCATGTCGTAAGACATTTTAACTTGGATATGCTCAGCGATTTGCTGACGCTTCAGTGCATCATCCGAGAAGGATTCAACAGTGATACCCAAGTTGTTTGCACCGGGAATGTTGTTCCAAGCGAATGTCATACCAGCAGCAGGGGTCATAAGACCAGCACTTGAAGGTGTGTGACACAACAGAGCATGTTTACCACCGATAAAGGCGTTGGCTTCAGCAGCACCCTCAGCCGCAGTGTTATTGACAGCTTCCATGACGAAGAAGTTCTCTACTTCAAAGATTTCAGCCAACTTAGCGTCTGTAATCAACGCTGGGTTAGTTACGGTAGAACCACCATTCAAACGTGCCAGAATGTCTGGGTGATTGATGAGTTCGTCCCGTGTTACCTTACCAACAACCATAGTGTTTGGCTTGTAGCCGCCCGACTTGAGTTGCATTGCACGACGAGCATCAGTTACGTCAGTGATAGGTGTTGAGTTGGTGTAGTCGTTCCAGAATACAGGAGTACCTGCACCAGAAGCTGCACCAGCGACCTCAGTACCCCAAACTCCAGTGCTGAAGAATGTTGTAGCAAAGTTCTCTTCGCGGTGGATCATCAGGCGCATTGCCAGAGTTTCAGCACCAGCAGAACGGATGTTCAGTACTTCGTCTTCGTTAGCGATAGTCTGCTCATCGAAGTCCATACCAAGTCCGTATACATCAGCGAAGTAGCTGCTGTTGGAAATGGTCATACCAATACGGTTAACCTCAGTACGTGGCGCAAGTTTCTTTACGTCACCAGTGCGGTTCATGTTGGCACGGTCATAGATGTAGTACTTGTCAGACTGACGAGCAACACCTACTGTTGGAAATACCTTGTCAGCGACAAAGTTGGTTTGTGATTGTGCATACGCCAGTGTCAAGTTAGACAGAGGGGTGTCGATATGCACCTGTGATGGAGTCAATAGTGGCATAATAGTTATTCCTTATTCTATGCTAACTTAAGCAGCAGCGTTGCCGCCTTGGATGAGTTCGATAGCAATGATCTGGCTAGTAACACCAGCTTCAGTTGCATAACCCATGATGATGTCGGTAGAAGCGGCGTCTACAGCTAGACCAGCAGCATCAATTCCAACAGCACCACCAGCAGTAACAGTACCACCACACTTAACCATAGTCTTACCTGTGACTACGACAGTTGCAGCGTTATCTTCCAGTGCGCCTACAAGACATACACCAAAGGCACTTTCACCGTTACCAGCCAGAACAGCTTCAGCAGCAGAGTCTAGTTTAACGAATTTGAATTGAGCAGCAGAAAGGTCTGCCCCTGCGATTACAGTACGGGTGTCCCGTGATTGCATAACAGCCATGTTTATTCCCCTTTATAGGATTTAGTGATTAGAGCCTTGCCTTCATCGGTCTTAGCTACAGCAGCATAAGCCAAAGCATGTTCGCTCTTTTTCATTTTGTTGGTGTCCATGTAGGACTTTACGAGTGCGTCAAGTTTGTCAGCGGCAGTCGAAAACTCACCGTCAGCATCAGATTTACCCAGTTCAGTCATGCTTTCGTCAAATACCTTATCGGCAGCTTTGAGTGCTTGCATTACTGTTTCTTCAGCTTCAAACTTGCTAACCAATGCTTTGGCTACTTCAAGGTCGAAGTGTGGAAGTTCTGCTTCTGCTTTCTTAACCAAGATAGCGTCTGCTTTAGCAACTTCTGCTTCTTCCAGTGCCTTAAGAATAGGCGCAGGGATGTCAGCTTTGTTGATTTGTTCGTCGCCGTAAGTCACAAACTCAGGCTCAACCATTTTCTCAATAGCGTCTGCCTTAACGATGTAACCAGCTTCTTCTAGGGCTTTGCTAAGGCGGTCTGCCTCAACTTGTAGTGCCTCTAGGTCAGCTTTCAGAGTGTCAACTTCAGTAGCTGGACCCTGTACGTCTTTTTTCATGTCCATGTTATACATTTTCATGGCTTCATCCTCGGACATACCTTTGTCCATATAAGGCTTCAGCTTTGCTTTCATGTCATCAGACATTTTTTCTACTTCGTTCTCCATAGTTTCTCCCTCGGAGTTGTCCCTTTTATAAAGAGAGACCATTGCTTGTTTGTTAGCTGGACGATCAACCAAGGACAGTTCATCTAACTCAAGTTGTTTAAGTAAATTAGGCATCATAAGATTCCTTGATTGCACGACCACCTATTGAGAAGGCCGCAAGTTCACCAGATTTGACCCTAGCCCA